GTACCAGGCCAGACCGAACAGAAGCACTTACTCCACATTGCGAACCGGGCGAAATTTCCAGAATGCTTAAACAGGCTATGACTATCTCCCATTGGCCTGACATCGACACGAACAAAGCAGAAGACGTCGCCTCCAGAATTGACCTCTACCATACCTTCTGCATCGATAACGACATCAAACCCGATATGGTCGGTATGGCCCTCGCTATTGGTGTAGATCGTACTACTCTCTGGAAGTGGGAAAACGGCGTGGAGAGTAATAAACCGCAAGCAGTGCGCAACGTTATTAAAAAAGGCAGGGAAATCAACGAGTTGATGATGTCCCAAATGATGCAGAACGGACGCATCAATCCGGTCGTTGGAATCTTCCTGCTCAAAAACAGTCACGGGTACAAAGATCAGCAGGATGTTGTTATCACACCAAATAATCCGATGGAACAGATGGACGCATCACAAGCCAGGCAGAAATTGATGGACGCGATACCGGCAGAACAGGACGAGTAAAACAAAAGCCTATCCGAATATGGGTAGGCTTATTATTATTTATTCAGAATATATTATTATTATTATTATTACAGTTTTACAGAAAAATATATATATTATGTCTCGAACGTGACAGGTTGCTTTTGACTCTGGCGGCAGAAAACTGGCTTGACTGTACGCAAGCAGAACGGATGACACAAGCAGGAGGGGAACCTGACCGGATAGATCGTCCCTTCCCCTTCGGCCCTGGGCGGTGCGGCACGCAGCAGAACGCTCGGAAAGGGCAAAAGAAAAGCCCTCTGAAGAGGGCTGGCGAGTGTCAATCGGGGATCAGAACGACTATGTACTGGCTGTTTTTCTTCTGGAAGGATACGCGCATCGCATAGCGGTCGGCGTAGTAAGCAGAAGGGAATTGCTTGGTAAACCAGAAAGCAGGGGAACCAGACTTCCAATTGTGGACAGCGAAACGGTACGTTTTCATATCAGAACCCTTTCTGGCCGTATTGCCGATACCGCAGCATCATCAGAATCAGAACGTCATGCAATGCACTGTTCGGATGTCCAGTAACTAACCAACTTATCCACATCAGAATCAGAATACATCGGAACATTCCACAGATTCAGCCCTTCCGGCGTCATGTAGTAGCCTTGACCATAGCGCGGTAGAAGTTCGCAGCCTGTGCGGCTGATGATGTTCCTGCTGTCCTGAGCAGAACGTGTTCTAAGGGCAACACGCGCGTCGAAGTTGACTTTGACCTCCGTTGGAATCACTTTCGCCAAAGGGCATTGAGTACATGCTATAACGTGTACTTTCGCCGCGCGGCCGATTTGGCACAAGCGCTGGAGGATAGGCAGAACAGCTTTTTTCTGCGTGGTCATCAGGTCGGCAAGTTCATCAATGATCACGTACACGTCGCCGCCTGAATAAATCCTTGCCCCTTCACGCTGCATGACGGTGTATCTGTTTTCTACTATCCGCATGGCGTATTGTAGCGCTTGCGGCATGTCTGTCGGCTCAGAAGCATAGCGCAGGCAATGCGGAACGTGCTTGTATTGCACCAGTTCGACGCGTTTTGGGTCAATCAGGATTAAACCAGATTTGGCTGGCCCATTGTGCAGGAGATTGTATATAATCCCATTAACCACAACAGACTTGCCGCTGCCAGTAGCACCAGCAATTAACAGATGTGGTTGCCTTGCCATATCATCAAACAAGGTGTATACATCGCCTTCTGGCGTGATGTATCCGCGCGGTTTGCGCTGGAATAGGTTTATCATAGTTGCATCAATCCTTCCTTTGTTTGGGCATCCGTTGCCCTGTGCAAGGCCATTGTGCAAGGCCCTGCCCAGGATAACGCGCTCATTTCAGAAACATTGTCAGCATCAATAGTGCCAGCAGAAAACATGATGCAGAAAACGCTTTTCCGATGTACTCAATCAGCATTGTGGGCCTCCCTTGTCTTGCTTTACAATTTTGTTCATGCCCTGAACAGCACCATAAAGCCAGCCGTTTAGATAGTCAATGTTATAACAATACTGAACCCACGAATCAGATTTTGCAGGGACGAAAACATAGAAGCCTTTTCCATAATCGTCTTTTTCAATTCGGAAGTCGTGACAGTTCGCCTTGAAAGCGTTCAGATTGTCTCGGATTGTTTCTTCCTGCCGTGCTGTAAATACCTTTGACATTGTTTTTTTCTCCTTTCCTGGCCTTTCCTGGCCCTGTATACTGCCCAGCTTTTGCCCTGGGCAGTGTTACAAAGTCAGTCTGCATATACAGCCTTTACTTTGTCATAATCGTAAACCGTCAACCATTGATTATTTGGCACGCTTGCAATCATGATGTGTTTGACCGCTCTAATGTGCTTTACCACGTCGCGCAATGTGCGATAATGTGTTGTTGAGAATTTATATTCTCCATTGATGTAAACATTGATTTTTCTGTACATTGTCAAGCGCTCCTTTCAATTTTTTTGCTCATCCATGCCCCACTGCGTTTGTATACATCGCCGAACATGTCAAGCAGAATCTTTTCTATCTGCTTCGTGTAGTTGTCGAAGTGCTTTCCTGCAAGCCCTTCATATCCATTCCGGGAAATATCTTCATCTTTTCCCTGAATGAAGATTGCAGCGCTCCACTCGTTGTCGGCAATGCCGATGTAAAACATCTCGTTTTCAAGCAGGAAATGATTTTCCCTCCCTTCGTAATAGTTGCCCCATTTGTCACAATGGCGGAATGAAGGAAAACGCTTTTCAATTTCATTCATGAGGGCGGAAACATCTTCGTTTAACAATTCTTCATCAAAGAATGTTTCTTCTGTTTCTTCGTCGTTTTCTGCGTCGTAAATGGTGGAATAATAGTTGTCATAATCCAGATACCACTGTTCTGCATAGTCTCCGCGTGCGCAATAGTTACCACGTCCCATTGTAAAGCCTCCCTTTTCTTTCTTTTTGCCCTCTCTGCGTTTGTCCAGGCTTGAGACTGGCAATGGCCGCATTAGGCGGGGCACGTTGCCCCGATTAGATGATTTCAAAATGGATATGCTGGAAAATTAGTTTTGTTCCGCTGCTCCAATCTCCTGTCAAGGCTCCTTCAAATGCCATCCAATCACCGCGCCGACACTGTTTCCCGTCGTGCTCATGTGTTATCATGCAGCGGCTTATATAATCCGGATGTTGCTTTCTGAGCCTGTCAAAGTCTGCTTTCTTAATCTCGATCATGTTACGAAACCCCCTTCACGCTATAAATTTCTCTGTAAATAAGCTGAGTCAATCGCTTTTCTGCCTGTTGTTCGGTGTACTTCGCTTTTTCGGCGTCGTTCTCTTGGAGGATGTTTCCCAGATCGTCAACGGCGGAGCGATTGTAATAATAGCAGGTGTCTAGGATTGACGGCAGGCCCGCGCACCAGTCCTCGAACAGTTCATAACGGGAGAGCCTGCCAGCCTTGAAACGGTTGTAAAAGCGGCACTTTTCGTTGTAGAACGTTGCCGCGATTGCGTGCGCTACCATGCTGAAAATGTCAACGTTGCGGATGCCTTGCGCGGTGTCCTTCTGGGCCTGTTCAATATAATCGAAGTCTGGCGCGTAGTTCGTGCCGTCGAAGTGATCCACGATATAAGCGCGGATGTTTTCGCGGGCCTGTTTGCTGTTGCTTCTAAGCATTTTCTTTTCCTCCTCTTTGCTTTCGGTCTGGGCGGGTTCTGCGGTGTTGGTGTCTGGTTCTTCTTCGTTGATTTTGTGGCCGTTCCAAGTATAGTCGGTGTGGCGTAGTTCCTTCATGACTTCGTCAATGTCTGTCACTTCCTGGGTCTGACGGATCGCCTTTGTTGCTTCGCTGCTGTGGGTGTAGCGGATTGTCTCTTTGAACGTGCAGCAGTCGGGGCCGATCACGGTGGCAATCATGCCCTTTTCAACGGTCAGCAGTTCATGGATTGCCTGGCGTGCTTCGTGCGTCCAGTTGGTAGGAATCTCAACATACAAAGTGTCAGGAGTTACGGTCTTTTTCAGGCTGTTGTAAATCTTCCGTTCTTCGCGCTTCATGGTGTCTGCCTCCTTCGGTGTGTCGGTGTGGTGTGTTACGGTTCTTTCCGTATCCATCTACTATTATACGGATATTACCGTAAAAGTACATTCAATAAACGGATATTCTTATGCACTTTGCGGATATATCCGTAACATCTAATGTGTGCATGAATTGAGCATTTCAATAACATTGCGCGTCACGCTGCTGGGCGCGTTTCAGGGCGTTCTGGGCGCGTCTGCTGGCATGGCGTACAGTTTGCCCACGTCGGAGCCTGGCGCGGTCTGCGTGGCGTTTCTGTGCGTCTGCGGTGGCCTGCTGTCTGCGTGGCGGTCTGTTGGTTTTGGCGTGGCGCGTCCGCTGCTGTATGCGTCGTGCAGATCCGGAGCGCGTAGCGCGTCCGTGATCGGCGGAGAGGATAGGCGCGGGACTCCTGCCGCTGCTGCTGTCGGCGTGATCGGCTGGCCAGGTTGCCATGTCTCCATGCATTTCTGCTGCCGTACCCGCGGGGTATACCAGGCAGCACCCCACCCGCGCAATAACCCCTCCCACCACCGAAAAAATGAAAAAAGGTATTGACATACGGAAAAAGCCGTGTTATGATATATCCGTAATATGAAAAGGAGGCGTTATAAGTGGCGAA